GACAACGACGCGAACTGCACCGGTCAAGCTGCGGCTTGGTCGCTGGCTCACCGGCTCAACGTCGAAGGGCTACGTGCCGAGGTTCGCATTCCCGACCTGGAAGGCGATTGGAACGACGTTCTCGGGGGCGACAAATGATCCGTTCTCTGGTCAAGCGTTTCGTTCTGCGGCTTTACGAATGGCGCTGGCTGAACATTGGGCAGACCAGGAACATCATCAATCGATTGGGAGTGCACGACGCATGACCACGTTTATTCTCGTCTGGCTTCACGATGAGGTGCCCGCATGACCCCCCTCCCTATAGAGGCCCGCTTAGACCAGCCAAAGAAGCTCCGCGTGCTCGACCTGTTCAGCGGTATCGGCGGTTTCAGTTTGGGCCTAGAGCGCACTGGCGGATTTGAAACCGTCGCGTTCTGCGAGATCGAGCCTTACCCCCGTGCCGTGCTTAAGAAACATTGGCCCAAGGTGCCTTGCTATGAAGACGTTAGAATTCTCGCAGCCGATGCTCTGGCCAGAGACGGAATTGCCGTCGATGTCATCTGCGCAGGGTTCCCGTGCCAGGATCTCAGTGGAGCCGGAAAGCAAGCCGGAATGGAAGGCACCAGAAGCGGTTTATGGTCTGAAATTGCCCGTCTTGCTGGCGAACTACGACCGCGCTTCATCATCGTGGAGAACGTCGCAGCTTTGCTTAGTGGCCCTTCTGAACAACCAGGCGGATGGTTCGGACGTGTCCTCGGGGACTTGGCCGCGCTCGGGTACGATGCGGAATGGCATTGCATACCTGCATCCGCCGTTGGCGCCCCTCACAGACGCGACAGAGTGTGGGTTGTGGCCAACGATCGTGAAGTACGACGCGACGCCAGATGGGCCGAACAATCACTACAAGGGGCTAGGCTGGTCGGCGAAGCATTCGCCGACCAGCCTATGGCCGACACCACGAGCCAACGACGCGGAAAAGCGCGGCAACTTCGATCTGGACAACCCGCGCAACGGATTGGCAGCAGCCGCACGGAAATGGCCGACGCCATGTGCTCGGGATTGGCGGACGGGCGACAGGCCGGAATCGAGGCGGGCGCGCATGCGTACCAGTGGGGAATGGCACTCACCCAATCTCAACGATGTGGCCGCGCCTGGTGGGCATTTGAACCCGGAATGGACCGAGTGGCTGATGGGGTTCCCAATCGGACACACAGAATTGCCGCCCTCGGGAACGCTGTAGTTCCTGCCATCCCCGAGCTCATCGGCCGCGCGATCCTCCAAGCGGAAGGAATGACGCCATGAACCTTCACATCGAAGCCCGCTTAGACCTAGCTCGAGTTCTGACTGTCCTTCGTTCCTACAAGCCTAGAACAAGAAAATCACGGCGCACCAAGTCTGACAGAAGGCGGCGCATCGTGGCTAAGCTAATCAGGAGGGCAGCGTGATCGGCCAGACAGAAGCCCTGCTCTATCAACTAGTGGAGGAACGCATGGCACTCAAGCTCAAGCCTAAGCAGCAAGGCATACCGATCGGCGGTTCATTCGAGGCCATAGCCGACAAGATGGGGAACATGAAGATTAAACCGAAGCGCAAGGCCCTAGGCCAGACGCTCAACCAGGTTTACGCCAAGGCCAACAAAAAGCGGTTCAAAGGCGTTGCCAAGTAACAGCCTACCCTAGTGCGCGTCCCGCATAGGAACATAAACGAAATGAAAAACAACCACAGCAGCCAAGTTATAGAGGCATTTCTTTCTCATATTAAGCAACATATCGCTGAGCTGGAAGCAACCGATGAGGGAAAAAAGTATAGAGCAAAGATGGACGCAATGGCACGTCAGGAGCTTGAGGAATGTATATCAGTCCTAAACACAAGTGATCTGCATGCTTTACGTACGCAGATCTGGATATTTATGCGGGACATCAAAGAGAGAGACAAAAACGATAAGAAACGCCCCGCCAAGAAAAAGCAGACATCCTGACAGCCTACGCGTGCAAGCGTCCCCGATGAGGTGTAATCTATGGGTTTTCGAGAAGACATTCTCGCAATGTTGCCAGCCAACCCAGAGTTGACAAGGAGTCCGGGGACCGCGCAAGTCATTCGTTCGGCGTTGGAACAAAGCATCACGGTGCTCATGGATATCGACGAGCACGGGCCGACTGAAATAGCCGCGAATGAGTGGGCGGTGCAATGTGTGATGAAGGGCGTTCTATTGCCAATGCCCGGCCCTATCTGTTTTTTTACCGGAAGACTGTTTGCGCTAACCGAGGATGATCGACGGCAAGGCATACTGGCAATGACGCATGATGGGGCAATCGTCGTGGTCGGTGTCGGGCTGGAGCGGCAGGACGCCGACCACATGGGAATTACAGTAACGCCTCTAGTCTCGATGTCGATCAATGACGAGGGCAATATGTCATGGAATGTGCGATTGCCGGGCACGATATGGGACGACGACACGAACGGGACGGTTGACGAAGCCGCAACTCGGATAGGCGTCAAGTTCATGTCATGTATTGGTTTGATGTCGCTGAAAACCGCGGTGGTGACGACCGAACCACCACCAGCCAAGCTGAATGCGGCACGCATCAGGAAAGGAAAGCCGCCGATTTCGGAGGTGGTAACAATCAGGATCAAGAAACAGGAACACCACGCATTCGGGGGAACTCACGCCAGCCCTAGACCGCACTGGAGACGGGGCCACGTTCGGCGACTGCCGAATGGAAACGTGGTGTTGGTGTCGCCCCACCCGGTGATGGGTCAAGCGGAAATTCCGACAACGTACAAAGTTAAAAATTAGTGCGCGTCCCCGATGAGGGTACATCATGAGCAACCGAGCCGTCGTTTTCGGAACCGCGCCACAGATGGAGTTCAGGGCTGCGGAAGAACTAAGCCGTGGCGGATACGATCCGCAACTTCCTACGGAACAAATCGAGCGCCGAACGCCTGGGCGAAAGCCAGTGGTTCGCAATGTACCACTTATGCGGGGATACATCACGGCCAACGGCAAGCCACACGATGCGAAGTACGTGAAGAAGGCCATTGGCACCGTTGATCCCGTCGAGATCATTCGGCTTAAGACCACGATGGACCGAATTCAGGAAAAGAAGCTGCGCGCATCCAATCCATTCGCAGTGGGGCAGCCGGTGTGCGTTGGTGATGTGCCCGGGGTCGTCGCGGAGAAGATGGGCGAGGATTGCGTGGTCGCAGTGACCATGCTCGGAAAGCAACACCTCCGCCCTGTCCACTACTCGCGCATTCGCCCTGGTTGACCGTGTGTCTGAAATGAGGCATAACGCGCATAGATGATTTGCGCCTTGTCAGCAGTGCGCAAACCTAGGCTCCGGGAAACCCGTTGAGCCGTGACACCAGAAATGCGCCCGAAGCACTAAGCCAGCCCTAACCCGGCTGGCCGCTTTGCGTTACGCCACTCACTCACGCGCTACGCGATACCAATTCCAGGCGGCGGCACTACCAACCGCGAACACCTAACCGCACGCCGACACGCCTGGAACCTAACACCGCCACCATGAACCCCAGCTAACAGGGACGGAGCAACATGCGATACGCAGCGGCACTTGCCGTCATTCTCGCCTCCACGCCCGCCCTAGGGGCTGACAAGGGCGCTCCAGCTACTTTTCAGGACATCATTGCACTAAAGGCCGCTAGCCCCGCCCGCTGCTACGTCGAGACCTCTGTGGCAGGCACTTTCCTGCGAGCCGATCGTCAATCAAATCTCGGCATTGGTGGCGGTTGCGACCTCACCCTTGCAAACATGGTCATTGGTGGCGGGCTTCGTGGTGACTGGAAGGACGGCGCTGGCACTGCGGCGGGCAGTATCTTTGCCAAGCTCGGCATCAGCATAAACAACGGCGCTGTGGTCTATGGCCTGGCTGAATGGAAAGTTCCCGAGTGGAAGATCAAGGACGCCGGCCAGCTTGGTCTAGGCGCTGGTGCTGAGCTGAGCTTGTCCATCATCAACCCGAACCTGTCCGTTTTCAGCGAAGGCACATGGGCTGCTAGTAAGTTTGGCACGGCCACGAAGGACGACGTGAACGCCCGTGTTGGCCTGCGGTACAAGTTCTAATGACCGCCGCTCTCCTCACCATCACCATCACTTTCTTAATCATCGCTGTAATAGCCGGTAACATCATTGCGCAAGAAGGCTGGTAAATGAACGCTGACCAACTCGTCTCGCAGCTCATGGGCATTGTCCGCGCCCTTCTCGCCGTGATGGCCTTGCTTCTCGGCGGCTTTGCTGTCTGGAAGATCATCGGAACCGGCTTCAATGTTGACGCCAAAACTTCCGCAGAGGTCGCCGCATGCTTCGCGATCACGTATTATTGCCTTAGCAAGTAAAATGCATCGCACAGCGCTTGGCGCTCTCTCGCTCATCATGGCTGGCTGCACGGCTCAACTCCCGCCGGTCAAGCTCGCCAGCCTCAAGGATGCTCCGGTCAAGCCCGACGTTCCCGCCGCAGTCGTCTCCAACTACGACGGCATCCGTTTGATCACTGTTGCAGGCGCTGACGAAGGCACCTCGGCTAAGCTCATCGCAGCCCTTCGCGACAGCCTCAACGCCAGAAGCCACACGGTCAACGAAACAGGGAACTGGACCATCACCGGCCAAGCGAACACCGAGCGCGTTGTCTGGACCATCAAGGATGCCGCTGGAAAAGTCCGTGGTACCCTTACTCAAACAGGGCTCTCTCCCGCCGCAACCCTCGCCGTCAGCCCCGGCGTGATGACTTACCTGCCAGTTCCCCGCGTATCCCTCTGACCCACGAGAGATACACATGATCGATACCAAGCACGTCGCGAACCTCCAATCGTGGAGCGGGCGCATCGGACACGGATTCCTGATCCTTGCCACCTTCGTCACTGGCTATGCCGGCTGGGTATGGGGCGGAGACAACGTGTTCAAGTCCATTCTTCTGATGTTCGTCATGGGCATGGTGCCGGCCGCCGTGGCCTACATGCTCCCGTTCATCTCGATTGCGCGCCAGTCCGGCCGCCCCTTCACCGCCATCACGCTAAGCCTCGCCCTTGCTGTTGCTGCGGTGATGGAACTGAGGGGCGAGCTAATGGTGTTCGCCGGCCATCGCCAGACCAGCGCCAGCGATGCCAACTTGCAGAAGGCTCGACTCAACGACGCCCGCAACGCCGTTAGGGATCTTGAGAACAGGCTAAAGGTGGTTCAAGCCAAGCTGGAAGAACAGGCCCCTTACGGCCCGTCGTCCTCCTATGACGACCGGATCAAGGATGCCGAAGACCTTGCCGCCCGCGAAAGCTCAGCCGCCCGCAAGGGATGTCTCAAGAAATGCGACGATGCCAAGAAGGCCGCCGCTGACTTCCGCGCTAAGCGTGCAATTGCACTAGACCGTGAGAAGAACACTGAGCCGGCCGTTGAAAGCCTCACCGCCGAACTCAAGGCTGCACGCGAAACCGCCGGCAAGACCAAGGCCGGCGACAGCATGTCCGAAGCCGAGGCCGATATCATCGCCAGCTTCTTTACGATGAGCCTCAATCCTGGTGAAGATGCCCGAGCCTGGACAGATCGCCTGTCCGGTGCGTTCATGGCTCTGTTCCTGCTGATCGTGCCGACCACGCTTATCTTTACAAGCAAGATGGATTGGACGCCACGCCAGCGCTCAGCCCGCCGCAACATCTTCGTCAGCTTTGCTCAGTTCTGCCGGCGCATGTACTGTCACGCCACAGGAACCGTCATCATCGAAGCTGGAAGCCACACTAGGGAAATGTTCGACGCCAAGGGCGTTCTAATGGGGGCGTATAGGGCGTGAAGCCCACAACGTTGCACGTGAAACAATGAGCGATGAAAACCCATTAACAAATGGCGATCAAAAGGTTGACCCTCGCTCTAAGGGTTGGATCAAGCCCGGCGAGGTTCGCAACCCCGATGGCAGACCCAAGGGATCGCGTCACAAGCTCGATGAACTGTTCGTCAAAGCGCTTTATGAGGATTTCAAGACTGGCGGCGTGACTGCTATCCAGAAGTGCCGCGAAGAAAAGCCCGACGTATATCTAAAGGTGGTTGCCTCTGTCGTTCCCAAGCAAGTCGATGTCAAAGCCGACCAGTCTCTTACCGACCTCGCGGACGGCCTACACGCAGTTGCTGAATTCCTTGGCTCGTTTGCCGCCGAAGCAAGCCGCACCGATCATGCGGGGCTTCTGCCAGACGGATCTGTTCTTCCTCCTAGTGTACGGCCTCAAGCGCATTGATGCGGATCGCGACTGGATTTTCGAACGCTGCCGGGAAGTGCAGAACGACAGCAACGGCCGGCTCGATCTGTGGGCACGAGAGCACTACAAGTCCACGATCATCACGTTTGCTCTGACGATACAGGACATCATCAACGACCCCGAGCTTACGGTCGGCATTTTCAGCCACACGAGGCCGATCGCCAAAGGGTTTCTTCGTCAGATCAAGCGGGAACTTGAGAGTAACGTACTCCTGAAGCAGTTGTTCCCCGACATCCTTTGGGCCAACCCTGCCAGCCAAGCGCCGAAATGGTCCGAAGACGAAGGGCTGATCGTCAAGCGCAAGAGCAACCCGAAAGAAGGCACGATCGAAGCCTGGGGCCTTGTGGACGGACAGCCTACCTCGAAGCACTACAAGTTGATGGTCTATGATGACGTTGTGACCCGTGAAAGCGTTACCACGCCGGACATGATCGCCAAGGTCACGGAAGCCTGGGAACTTTCTCGCAACCTGGGTTCTGAAGGTGGAACGTCCCGCTACATTGGCACTCGCTACCATTTCAACGACACGTGGAAGACCATCATGGATCGCGGGGTTATGCCTCGCATCTACAGCGCCACGGATGACGGGACGATCGAGGGTGATCCGGTGCTACTCAGCCGGGACAGACTCGCCGAGAAGCGCCGGGAGATGGGGCCATACACGTTCGCCTGCCAGATGATGCAAGATCCGAAAGCCGACGAAACGCAGGGCTTCAAGACCGATTGGCTTCGCACCTTCCGTGCCGCCAACCACGAGACCATGAACCGCTGCATCCTCGTGGACGCGGCGAGCGAGAAGAAGAAGAGCAGCGACTACACGTCAATTTGGGTGCTGGGGTTCGGGCAAGATCAGAACGTCTATGCGCTCGACATGGTGCGCGACCGCTTGAACCTCAAGCAACGCGCTGACGCTGTGTTCGCCCTGCACCGTAAATGGCGACCGCAACACGTAGGATATGAGAAGTACGGCATGATGGCCGATACCGAGTTCATCCGGGGCGAAATGGAGCGGCAGACCTACCGATTTTCTCTGATGGAACTTGGCGGCTCGATGCCGAAGAATGACCGCATACGGCGCTTGCTCCCGTGGTTCGAGCAAGGCCGGGTTTACATGCCGGAAAGCCTGCACAAGACGGACTACCAGGGCATCATTCAGGATCTGCCAAAGTCGTTTATCGAGGAAGAATACAAGCCGTTCCCTGTCGGATTGCACGACGACATGCTAGATTCATTGGCGCGCGTGTTCGACCTGTTCCCTGGCGGTATCCCGTTCCCCATGGCGATTCAGGAAGCCGAAGCGGAAGCGCCAAGATCAGTCGAATACGGGGCATGGATGGCCGCATGAACACGCTCCTAACCGCCAGCATTATCTGCCACGAGTTCCTGTTTCAGATGAGCCAAGAGCTTACCGAAAGCGGTGTTGATTGGGGTAAACCCATGATCGAGCGTCCAGAAGGCGTTGAGGTTCCAGCGTGCGTAAATGAGGGCGAGCACAAGGCTCACGTCGTCACGGATTTCGACATGAAGGCGTTGGCAAAGACGGTCAACGCCTATTCGGAAGATGCGATACAGCCGGCCGTGCGCGATATCATCAAGCAGATGGGATTGAAGCGCGGCCAGACGGTTCGATGCGGCTGGTACACAGCGATGGAACTACCGCAGGGGGCATCGTTCAAAGCCGGTCATCAGTACGGCGCTCTCGCCGCTCGCGTTGTGAAAACCTACGACGTTGAAAAGGACTGCGACATGCTGCGGTTTGATGTGAGCTACACGGTCGAATGATTCAGCCCGAGACTATGCCGCAAGCACAGACCAACAGCTACGGCGGCAACGCGGTCGAAGAGCCCAAGGTTGACATCGTTCAAGAGGTGTCAAAGAAGCTCTCGGAGTCGTGGACCTTCGATCGGCATAACCGTGAAGAGGGCATCGTAGATCTCAAGTTTCTGGCTGGCGATCAGTGGCCAGAGTATGCGCGGTCGATGCGCGTCAACCGTCCGATGTTGACGGTCAACAAGCTCCCGCAGTTCCTGCACCAGGTCACGAACGAAATCCGGACGAACACGCCGGTCATCAAGGCAACCCCGGTAGATGGCAAGCAAGACCCCGGATTGGCCAAGGTGTTCGATGGGCTGATCTCGGATATTCAGTACCGCTCCAGCGCCCGCCACGTGTACGCCAACGCGGCCTATCACGCGACGGCGTGCGGCATCGGACACTGGCGCATCAAGACCAAGTACGTTGACGAGCAGACGTTCGATCAGGAAATTGTCGTTGAGCAAATCCCGTTCCCGTTCTCGGTGTATTGGGACCCGGCCGCGATGAAGCCCGACCGCTCCGATGCTATGTGGTGCATCGTGGTCGATCTGATCCCGCGCGAGACGTTCAAGAAACGCTATCCCGGCGCTCAGCAGACCAGCGTCCAAGAGACCCTGCCGAACAACTACAGCAACGGGCTGTTCTGGAATACGCGCGACTACATCGCTGTTGGTGAATACTGGTGCAAGCACCCTGAAGAAAAGACGATTTACGGGTTTGAAAGCGGCGAAGTCTACGACGTTTCGGGTATGGGCATGCAAGAGCTTGCCATGCTTCAGATGCAACACGGACGGGTTGTCCAGCAGCGCAAGGCCCAAGGTTTCCGCATAGAGCAAAGCATTGTCACTGGTGCCGAGGTTCTGTCTGGCCCGGTGAAATGGCCCGGCCGGTATATCCCTATCGTCCCCGTGATCGGTGAGGAAATCCCGCTAGAACGGCAGATCATCCGGCATGGTCTGATCCGCATGGCCCGCGATCCGCAGGCGCTCTACAACTTCTACCGCTCAGCAGCGGCAGAGCACATCGCCCTGTCTCCCAAGTCTCCGCACCTCGTGACCGATACCATGATCGGCCCCTACCGTGCGGAGTGGAACCAGGCGAACGTCAAGAACGCGCCGTATCTGCGCTACAAACCTGACCCGGACGCCCCCGGAGCGAAGCCAGAGCGCATCCCCGCGCCACAGCCCCCGGAAGCGCTGTGGCGTGAAGCTCAGATCGCGACCGACGACATCAAGGCCACCACGGGCATCTATGACGCCTCGCTTGGTGCCAAGAGCAATGAAACGTCGGGCATTGCCATTAAGCGGCGTGAGGCCCAGGGCGATACGGCCAACTTCCACTACGCGGACAATTTGGCGCGCTCGCTCGAGCACCATGGCCGCATCCTTATCGACCTCATTCCGAAGATCTATGACAACCAGCGCATTGTGCGGGTGCTGAACGAGGACGAGACCGAGCACTTCGTACCGATCAATCATCTCGTCTATGACGACAACGGCGAGCAAGTGCTCGTCAACGACCTGTCAGTCGGCCGCTATGACGTGCGGGTCACTGTAGGCCCGAACTACGCCACCAAGCGCCTGGAAGCTGCCGACGCGATAATCGAACTGATCCGCGCTCTTCCTCCCGAGTACGGCGCGCTGCTTACCGACATCGCCATTCGCAACATGGATATTCCCGACGCGCAGGAAGCCGCCAAGCGCATCAAGGCGATGTTGCCCCCGCAAGCGTTGGCCGATCCCAACGCACCGCCACCGCCACCGCCGAACCCGCTCGACGACCCGGCGATCAGGGCAGATGTCAACTACAAGATCGCACAGACCGAAAAGCTATGGGCCGATGCCGATATGGTGCGCGCCCAGCTTCAAGGTTTCGTGTCGCCGGTCCAGCCTCATCCACCGGCAGAGATGATGCTTGCCCCGCAGCAACCGCCAATGCCTCCCCCTGGCATGATGCCGCCAGATGGAATGCAGCCAGAGCCCGACATGGATCAGCAAGGCGGGCCAAGCGACATGGACATGGACAACGGGGCTATTCCCCCAGGTCCGCAAGAATTCCCCGAGGCTGGAATGCAGCCCGACGGGATGATGCCTCAGTAAGCCTGCCGCGTACTTCGCGCCATTGAGCGCGCCCTACCTCAAGGAAATCACCATGTCAGAAGCTGTCACGCCGGCAACCGCCGACGCCCTTCCTGTTGTCTCAAGCGTAGTGCCGGAGCCGGCCGCATCGACCGCGATAGAGTCGCCAGAGGCGGCAACAGCCGCAACACCTGAGACTGACGAGCAACCACGAGACCCGTCTACAGGCAGGTTCTCGAAACGAACGGAGCAACTAACCCGCCAGATCGGCGACCTAACGGCCACGAAACACAGTTTGCAACGGCAAGTCGAGACGCTCGCGCAGCGCGCACAAACGCTGCACAAGCAAATCAGCGAACCGGCGCAGATTGATCCAAACGACTTTGATGCTCAACAGCGCGACACGGTAAGTCGAGCGGTCAAACAGGACCGTTACGAGCAAACCGTTGACGAAGTGCGGGGCCTTCAAGATCTGCAATTGCAGACGATGAAGACCATGTTTGACACCAAGGTCGAGGCCGCCAAGGAACGCATTCCCGATCTGGACACGGCACTACAGACGTTCATTCAGATTCCGATCAGCAATTACGCCTGCGAAGTCATCGCCGAAAGCGATAAAGCGCCGGAGATTGCCTATTGGCTCGCGAAGAACCCTGTAGAGGCACGCCGTATAGCTTCGCTCACCCCAGCCCGACAAGGCGTTGAGGTTGCCCGCATCGAGTCGAAGGTCACGACCAACCCGGCAAAGCGCATCAGCCAAGCGCCGCCCCCGCCCAACACGCTTCAGGGAGGTTCCGGCACAACCGGAATTGATCTGAACACGGCGGATATGGCCACGTACATGAAGGCCCGGATGGGCACTCTCTGACATGGCCGGCGGTCGCATAGACCACAGGACCAAAGGAAATGGCAGCCTCTAGCAATACCCTGATTACCCCGACCATCATCGCCAAAGAGGCGTTGATGCAGCTCAAGAACAACTTGGTTATGGGTGAGCTTGTTCACCGCGATTACACCAAGGAATTCGCAAAGGTCGGTTCGACGATCTCGATCCGCAAACCCGTCAAGTTTGTGAGTTCTACCGGCGCTTCGCGTGTCTCGTCAGACGTGGTGGAAGGTACCGTTCCGCTCGCTATCGACACTCAGAAGCATGTCTCTTGGGACTTCGTATCGAGCGACCTTACGCTGACCGTCGAGAACTACAGCGAGCGCTACATCAAGCCGGCAATGATCGCGCTGGCCCAGGATGTCGAGACCTCGCTTATGGGGCTCTACAAAACGGTGCCGAACTGGGTTGGCACGGCAGGCACCACGCCGAGCACGTTCCTCCATCTCGGTGCCGCACGTCAGCGTCTCGTTGAACAGTCGTTCCCCATGGGCGACACCATGAACGGCGTGTTGAGCCCGGCCGCTGCACTTCAGGTCGCCAACGACATGAAGCTCCAGTACCAGCCCGGCAAGCAGCTCACTGCGATGGAAAAGGTCCGCATCGGCCGTTACGCCGGTATCGAGACCTACGAAGCGCAGTCGGTGATCAACCACACGGTTGGCCCGCTTGGCGGCACGCCGCTTATCAACGGTGCATCGCAGAACTCAAACAGCACGCCGCAGGCCAATACTCAGTCGCTCATCACTGACGGCTGGACAGCGGCAGCAGCGGCTCGTTTGAAGGCTGGCGACGTGATCACCATCGCGAACGTCTACGCGGTGAACGACAAGACCAAGAGCGCGTACACGTACCTCAAGCAGTTCACTGTAACGGCGGATGTATCTTCAGACGGCTCGGGCAATGCAACCCTGACAATCGCTCCACCGATCGTGACGAGTGGCCCGTATCAGAACGTGTCTGCGGCTGCTGCCGATAACGCAGCAATCTCGATCCTGACCGGCACGGCTTCGACGGCGTATCCCCAGAACCTGGTGTTCCACAAGAATGCGTTTGCTCTGGTGATGGCCGACCTTGATCTGCCGGACGGTGCCGCGTTCAAGGCCCGCGAAAGCTACGACAACCTGAGCGTCCGCGTCGTCAAGCAATACGATATCGATCTGGACCGCGACATCATCCGCCTCGATATCCTGTACGGCGTGAAGACGATCTATCCTGAGTTGGCCGTTCGGTTGACCGGCTGATGGCTAATTCGCTCATCAACGGGACGGGGGCGGCGATGGTCGCCCCCGACACGACCCCGGACCCGAACGAAGGCAAGACGCCGACGTGGGGTTACAATGCAGCGGGTGGACAGATCTTCTATCTGTCGCCCGGTGAAAGCCTTCCGAGCGGATACGCGGATAGCCCTGTTCCGGTTGGTGTTGCACCGGCCAAAGACGCGCCAGATCCAGCTAACGTCGATCCATCAAGTCTCTCGGATGAGGAAATGGAACGGCTGACAACTCCCGAGGCGGAACCCAAGGCCGATGACAACAATCCGTGACATCGTGACCGATGCTTTGCACGAACTCCGGTATCTGCCGAGCGATCAGCAGCCGTCAGCGGGTGATGCCGCTGCGGCTCTGAGGTACTACAACCGAATGGTAGCGTCCTGGCGAAACCAAGGCGTTACTATTGGCTATCCAACCGTGACCACGTGGAAGCGTGAATGGAAGCTGCAAGCACTCTATGCGGCTGGCGATGGCATCCTGAACGGTGGCAACGCCTACGTATGCAGCACGGAGCACACGGCGACCCTCGACAATGAGCCAGGCCGCTCAATCGACGGTGCTCTGTATTGGGACGCGACAGCGGCCACGGTGGCAACGCTGGATTCGACATTTCCGCTCGAAACGCAGTTCGAAGACGCGGCGATTACGCTTCTAGCCGTGATGCTGGCCCCGTCGTACTCGATCAGCATTGAGGAAGACACCAAGCGCCGCGCACGAGATGGTTGGATTGCCATAACGGCCCGCTACATGCGGACCCCTGAAGCGCAGTTCGACCCGGCCCTTGTCCGCGTTCCTTCGCGCCGTTGGCCCTACAGCGTACCAGTGACGGACATCAGCGAATCGTCGTCTGCAAATCCAGATACGCTTTGGCGGTGAAATGACGAATTTCAGGACTGATTCCCTTTATGGCGGCACACTGACGGGAAATCACCGGCTATGGACCGGCGACCCGGCCGTGACGACGCCGGCCCCGTTGTCGCTCGATCAGTTGGTTGCGTACTTTGTAGGCCTGGGGTTCAGCACGGGAGGCGGTGGTGGTTCTGGTGACGTAACCGGACCCGCGTCATCGGTAGCCAATCAGCTCGCGCTGTTTTCAAGCACGAGTGGCAAGGCGATTGCGGCGGCAACGACCACGGGGCTTGCCAAGCTCACGAGTGGCGTGCTGTCGGCGGCAGTGGCTGGGACGGATTATGTCGCCCCCGGTGGCGCGCTTGGAACCCCGTCAAGTGGCACACTGACAAATGCCACAGGCCTGCCGATTGCTACGGGCGTGTCAGGTCTCGGCACGAGCGTGGCCGCGTTCCTCGCTACGCCGTCGAGTGCCAATCTCGCAGCGGCGTTGACCGATGAAACTGGCACGGGCGCTGCCGTGTTTGCAAACTCCCCAACGCTCGTCACGCCAGCGCTTGGAACGCCTTCAAGCGCCACGCTGACCAATGCAACAGGGCTTCCGGTATCAACTGGCGTTAGCGGGCTTGGCACGGGCGTTGCAACCTTCCTCGCCACGCCTTCCAGCGCCAATTTGCGCGCGGCATTGACTGATGAAACCGGCACGGGCGCGGCGGTATTCGCAACTTCGCCAACCCTAGTCACGCCGGCACTCGGCACGCCTAGCGCTGCCGTGTTGACGAACGCCACGGGCCTGCCTCTCTCAACTGGCGTTACCGGAAATTTGCCTGTTGGGAACCTAAACAGCGGCACGTCGGCTAGTGCTTCGACATACTGGCGCGGTGATGGAACCTGGGCATCGCCAGCGGGTGCGGGCACTGTCACCAGCATCACCCCAGGCAATGGCGTTGCATCGACGCTGACTGCGGCGGCTCCCGGTAGTGCAATCACGAGTTCTGGCACGCTATCCGCTGCCGAGCCCGTCAACGCACAAACCGGCACGACCTACGCGATTGTTGACGGCGACCGCGCCAAGCTGGTCACGGCTAGCAATGCCGCAGCACAGGCATATTCGATTGCGCAAGCCGGCGCGTCTTCTGCATTCCAGGCGGGTTGGTTCTGTGACGTGCACAACATCAGCACGGGCGTTGCTGGTGTCGTGACAATCACGCCGAC